TTCAGAATGAACCTCAGTTTATTATCGATAGTTATATTGAGATGAAATGTGCTCGCCCAATGCCGGTATATGGTGTACCTGGCCTTGTTGACCACTTCTAATTGAGGTGATTTTATGTCTTGGTTTAGTAAAGTTTCTGGTTCTTTGGTTGGTGGTGTGCTCGGTTTAGTTGGTGCAAATGAAGCTAATAAACAGCAGGCTTCTCAGTTTGCTCAAAATTACGAGCTTGCTCACGATCAGCTCTACAAGCAACATCAGATTGAGGTTGCGGATCTGAAAGCTGCTGGTCTTAATCCGATCCTTTCGGCTAATAGTGGTAATACTACTTTTAGTGCTAGTTCTGGTGGTGGCTATGAGAACCTTGGTACTGCTGCTACTTCTGGATATATGGCTGCTCAGCAGGCTAAAAATTTAGAGATGCAGAATGAGGCTATCAAGGCTACTGTCGAAAAAACACGTGCAGAGGCTAGTAATGTATTGCAGGATACCAAGCTTAAATCTGCTCAGACTTCGCAGGTCCAGGGTGAAACCACTCTGATACCCTTGAAAGCTGATAATATTACTGCTATCACTGCTCAGGCTAAACAACAAACCGCAGTTTTTAAAATGCAGGTTAAAGTTGCTGACGCTAACATAGATAAAATTTTGCAGGATATTGAAAATAGTAAGCGTATTACTGATGCTCAGGTATCTGAGCTTAGTACGCGTTCTGAAGCCAATTTGGCTCAAGCTGGTGCGGCCTCGGCGCTTGCCGCGAAGTCCTATGGCGAATTGTCTAGGTTACAGCAGTTAACGCCTTATGAGATTGATAAATTGGCCGCTGGTACGGCTGAAAATATGGCGAGTGCTGCTAACCTTGATGCATCTACTCAGCGTACCCTCGAAGATTCTCTCCGGATTAAACTTGCTAACGAACAAGAACAGTCTGTACAGGATATCAAAACCGGTTATGCTCATAGGTTTGGTACTACGATGGGCGAAATATTGCGCTGGATGCCTTTCAGTGCGCTTAAGTGAAGGGAGTGTTTGTTGTGAAACGTCGTAAACTGTCCAAAAAAAAGTCTCGTAAGATTTTTACAAAAGGTGCTGTTAATGTAAAAAAACGTAATCTCCGTGCTCGCCCAATGCGCGGTGGTTTCCGGATCTAAATGGCTTGTTATCATCCGATCGATTGCTGGCGTGTTCCGGACGCCAGCTCTAAATCGGGTTATCGTATTGTGTTTGGTTCCCCTGCCTCGCCGCCTGAGCGAGGCGCTGAACCTTGCACGATTCCTTGCGGTAAATGTATCGGATGTCGTTTGGCACATTCTAGGCAATGGGCAGTCAGATGTGTACATGAAGCGTCCTTGCATGACCGGAATTGTTTTCTCACTCTTACTTTTGATGATGAGCACCTTCCGGCCTCCGGATCCGTAAGTGTACGTGATGTTCAGCTTTTTCTAAAACGTTTGCGTAAAGCTTTATCTGCTCGAAATATTAAAATTCGTTTTTTCGCGTGTGGTGAGTATGGTGATAAAAATCAGCGACCTCATTATCATCTTATCTTATTTGGTTTTGATTTTGCTGATGATCGTCAGCTCTTACGACAAACGCCTTATGGTCCGCTTTATATATCTGACTTTTTGTTTCGTCTTTGGCCTTTTGGTTATCATACTATTGGTAATGTTACTTTTAAGTCTTGTGCTTACGTAGCGCGCTATGTTACCAAAAAGGTATATGGTAAGGATGCCCCAGCGCATTATGACGGTCGTACGCCGGAATTTATTACAATGTCGCGCAAGCCTGGTATAGCTCACGATTGGATTATTAAGTATCATGATGATGTGTATAACTATGATCGTGTTGTTTTGCCTGATGGTATGATTACGCGCCCTCCGGCGTACTATGATGATTATTTGCACTTGACCGACCCCGAGAAATTTGATATATTGAAAGCACGAAGGAAGCAGACGGTTAAAAATGAGACGGTCACCCGACTGCTCCAGAAAGAGCAACATCAGATTGAGGTTGCTAAAAAACTTATTAGGCCGCTCGAAGGAGACTAGGATGAAAATTATTTTTTGTGTGCATGATCGTAAAACTAATTCTTGCGCGCTTTGTAAAGAAGCCGCAAATATCGAAGAATTTGAGCGCTGGTTTGCGACTGTATTCCTCCGCGATCAGTCCATGTTTGCGCTTTATCCTCAGGACTATGATATTTATTCCGTCACGTCGCTTGACGATGAGCATATGACTATTCAGGATTCTTATCCGCCTAAACTTATTTGTTCGGTTGATGAACTTTTTGACATCTTTAAAATTGCTCGCCCGAACCTTGCCCGAAGCTCGGACGAGGCCTAGTTCTTCTTTCCTCTTCTCTTTTGCCGTTCCCAGCGGCAAGCCGCTGATGTTACCCTCACGTCAGCGGTTTTTCTTTTCTCTTTATTGCCCTAGGGGCATGGGGGGAAATGCCGCCGTTTACTTGCGCTTGTCTGTTTTGTTGTTTAAGTCCTCTTGTGTCTTGCGGCGGGTTCCCCCCATTATCAGCCTATAAGGATGTGATGTGATGTCATGCTTAAAGTGCCTACTGCTTTTAATCGTTTTGTATCTGACGGTCTCGATCGTTGTAAGTATTGTCAACACGTTTTGTACCGCGTTAACGACTATGTGGCTGTTTGTCTAAATTGTGGATCTTATTTTGATAAAGGTAGTAAATTTAAACCTACCTCTTTATTTGATGATACTTGTAGCGCGGATCCGCGCGGAAAGGACGCTCATGAAATTTAATTCTCGCTATTCTGTTACCGGCGAAAAGCCGGGTATCATGTTTGATCAGCCGTCGCAGACGCTCCAGTCATTTAAAGATGACGCGGATATTAACTGCATCATTGCGCGCTTTGAAAATACCGGCGTACTTGTAGATCCTACTGTTCCGGTGTCTCGTGTGCCTCAGTTTGGTGATTATTCTGACATGCCCTCTTATCAGGACGCTCAGAATGTCATAGTGGCGGCAAATAATGCGTTTAGTTCTCTCTCTGCTAAAATCCGCGAACGATTTGGAAATGATCCTGCCGCCTATTTCGATTTTGTTCGATCTTTGAAGGAAGGAAGTGAAGACTATGCTGAAGCAGTTAGGCTTGGAATTATTGACAAACCTGTTGACGATCATTCTGAAGTACCTTCCGGACCTGTTGAAGGTACCGGTAAAGAAGTAAATTGATTTTTGCTAACGGTAAGCGCCGACCAGCCAATTACACTACTTGATGTAATTGGCTGGAGTGACACCGTTAAACGCGTTCACTCTCTAAACCCTTTAAATTTTGAAAGGATTGTTAATATGAAATCGGTTATGAAGCATTTGTTCTCACAGATTCCTCGAGCTCAAATCTCCCGGTCTGTGTTTGATAGATCGCATGGTTGGAAATCTACGTTTGATAGCGGCTACCTCGTGCCGTTTCTTGTTGATGAGGTTCTTCCCGGCGATTCTTATAAAGTGAAATTTAATTTCCTTGCTCGTCTCAGCACTCCGGTCGTACCGACTATGGATAATCTGTTTCTCGACACGTTTTATTTCTTCGTTCCCTATCGCTTGCTTTGGAAACACTGGGAACAGTTCAACGGCCAACAGGATTATCCTGGAGCAAGTACGGATTATCTTGTACCGCAGACTACAGCTGTGCTTGAAGGTGGTTTCCCGGTTGGATCCCTTGAAGATTATTTTGGCCTGCCGACTGGCATCAAAGGTATTAAGGTTAACGAATTGGCCATCCGTGCTTATGCGTTGATTTGGAACGAATGGTTTCGAGACGAAAATCTCCAGAATCCTATCAACTTATCAACCTATGGTGAGATTAACACCGCTTCCGGTCTTGATGATGTCGGTCTTGGTGATGCTGGCTCTAATGGTTATCATAATCTTCTGAAACGTGGTAAGCGTCATGATTATTTTACCAGTGCTCTTCCTTGGCCTCAGAAAGGCCCTGGCGTCGAACTTCCGCTGTCCGGTGATGCTCCTATTCATGGCAACGGTACCGCCTTGCATCTTACTAATGGCGGGCAGTCTGGTTATTTTGGTGCTAATTCTGGTGATTCGTACCGGTTCCATCCTTTAGTTAGTAATGGTGCTCTCGGGTCTGGTGATACTAATGAGAGTCGTTCTTTGGCCGGTGCTCTTGGTGTTGTACCGGCTGGTAATTCCGGACTCATTGCTGATCTTTCGTCAGTTACTGCCGCTACGATCAATTCCCTTCGTCAGGCCTTCCAGCTTCAAAAACTTTATGAGAGAGACGCCCGTGGCGGTACGCGATACACCGAAATTCTTCGGTCGCACTTTGGCGTTGTCTCTCCGGATAGCCGCCTCCAGCGGCCGGAATACCTCGGCGGCTCCGAAAGCCCGGTTATTATCAGTCCGGTTGTGCAGCAGTCTGCGACCGGTTCAACCGGTGCGGAAACTCCGCAGGGTAATCTCGCCGCTTATGGCCTTGCTTCTAGCACATCGGCTAAACACGGATTTACAAAATCGTTTGTCGAGCATGGTGTTATTATTGGCTTGCTTAACGTTCGCGCCGATCTTACGTATCAGCAGGGCATTCCGCGCATGTTCTCTCGCCGCACGCGTTTTGATTTTTACTGGCCTGTGCTTGCCCATCTTGGCGAGCAGGCTATCCTTAATAAGGAAATCTATGCACAGGGTACACCTGAGGACGATGACGTATTTGGCTATCAGGAAAGATATGCGGAATATCGCTACTTCCCTAGCATGATTACTGGTAAGCTTAGATCTACGTATCCTCAGTCCCTCGACGTGTGGCATTTAAGCCAGAAGTTTGATAATCTTCCGAAGCTTTCTGCTCAGTTCATCGAAGATAATCCACCTGTTTCTCGAATTCTTGCAGTTCAGAATGAACCTCAGTTTATTATCGATAGTTATATTGAGATGAAATGTGCTCG